AAGATGGATCATAACAAACTTATTTGTCAGTTATGGCAGACTATATCGGCTAATAAAAGACAATCAGTCTAGTGTCTACTTATAATGAATTTTTTAATAACACCGAAAGTCTAACTGCTGAAAGTCTGTTATGGGTCTCTGTTATAGTTCAAGCGATACATGATGCACGAATAGATTTTAATGATGTAAAAATTTATGATGCACCTAAGAGCAGAAACAGAATGAAGTTTTATGTGACTGATGCAGATGGTTATATTTTATCTCAATCAAGAATGAAAAAGTTTTATGAATGTATTACTGCTCGTTTATGGTTTGAAAGACAGCAAGATGATTACGAAATGGTTTGTGCTATGTCAGGCATGAACCAAGACTATGTTTACAGAATGTACACTAAAGTATTAGAAGATGACGATATTGACCCTGTTTCTATGTTGA